AGTTCTGCATTGGTTTGCGAAGCCGCCGGCTTATTTTACTTTCGCTTGTTCATCTCCTCCAGGATCTTACGGGCCTGGGCATCGGTAAAACCCTCCCTCTGCAGTGCAGCCCGGATCTGCTGGTCCGTGCGGCCCAGATCTTTCAGCCGGGCAGCCGCATAGCGGGCGTTCCACTCTTTTTTGACGCCGCCCTTATCCGCCAAAGCAGGGGTATCCCCCTGGAAAGCGCCGGTCTCCCGGTCCGCAGACTGCTGCGCTTTGGCCTGCTGCGCCGCCCATTTGCTTTTCGCCAGCGCCAGCTTTTCGTCTGCCCGGGCGTTGGCAGCTTTGCGCTGCGCCAGTGTATCCTGGTACCGGCGCTCTGCGTCGGCATTCTCATACCGCTGCTGTTCCAGGCTGCTCTGGTACTGCATCTGCTGCATCTGCTGGCTCCAGGCTGCATCCACGCGGTCTGCCTCATATTGGCGGGTGGCTGCCCCGAGACACCCATGGAACACT